AATGCGAGATCTTGAAGCGGAGGCGAACCGCCTTAGAGAGATTGGAAAACGAGTGGCGCCGCCACGCGGAAAGAATACAGGCACTTCTCATTCACGGGGCAAGCATTGAGGACAGCGGAAGGGTAACGTAAGTCGGCGGGGCGGGCGATGACTGAGTGCAGGGATTGCGGAACGATCCTCCGAGATGGCGAGCAGTGCGACTGCGGAGGGATGAAGAAGTGCCCGCAATGCTGCATGGCGATACCGCGCGACGCTTCCGTGTGTGGATACTGCCGCGCTTCAGTGTCGACAGGCCGGATTGCCGTCGACGCCGCGGCGGGTGGATGCGGCCTGCTCGCGGGCCTCATTTGGGCCGTGCCGATCGTTATCGTCGCGGCCGTGATGTTACGGGCCTGCACGATGTGATCGACCGTTTTGCTGGAGCAAAGGAATTTGCGGCGGCAGCGCCGCTGACGCATCCGAAACCGAAGCCGTAACGGCTGGATTTTGCATTACGCTCTCGAACCGGTAATGACTCGGATGTGGTGATCCCCGCCGATTTGGCTTGCTCCATGTCTCATCATAGTCGGATGTGCGGTGGCAACTCAGTCGGCGGAACGATTAACTTGCCCTGAATCCACTTTCCGGATATCATTCAGGCGGCTCACTCCATGGCATCGAGCGGTCAAGTCCCGTGGAAAGCGTTGCTTTCGCGTTTGCAGAAGGCGGCAGAGCATGCCCACGCGGAGTTTGAGCAAGCCAAGACGACGGACAGCCTAGACAGGAGGGTCGCTGCCGTCCACGAACTTGAGCGCGCACTCCGCGCATTGACAGAGGCGCTATTCGGACGCGATTCAGTCTGACGCACCCGCCGTACAATTCTGGGTAGTGGGGTCAGTTTGAACGTTCCGCTCCTTGACTTCAACGCGATCCCCGGTCTCGCGCGGTCGTCTGCCGGGTATACACCCCATCAACTTAGCTATTCGCTCCTGACGCGTAAGCGGCCGTAGAGGCGAAGGGTGCCCCCTGGCAGTGTCATTGGTGGCGAGTGCGGCCTAAACCCCAAAACCCCTTCCGAGGCCGACCAAATCCAGCTACGATAAGTAAGCTGCTGGGTACTCGATGAAGAAATCCGACGACACCGAGCGCGAGCGATTGCGCTGGCAGGGGATCGCTGAGGCCACCGAAGACGTTGAGCGAGATCTCGCGACCCTACTAAGGCATGAGCTGTCACACGCTTTTGGATGCTCCCTGCTTATAGACTCGATGCATCGGTTGCAGTTGCTTAAGTCGAAGGGCCACCCCAAGAAAGGAAACTGACCCACTACCCAATTCTGCTACGCCTTGACGATGGGCGGGAATGGCCATTACACTACGTTTGGGACTTGACCGGCTCCTCCTAGGCGGCAGTCCGGCGCTTCCCGTCCTCCGATGCGGCCAGCTTTCACCTCCGATGGGGTTTGGCCGCTTTCTCCCCTTCGAAACCCTGACGGCGGCGAAGCACGACAATCGCTAGCCCGGTCACAAGCATCACCCACGTGCCCGGCTCCGGTGTCTCGAAGATTTGCACGGCCGCGCCAAGACTTCCGTCCGGGTTGCGCTCGTAGAGCCAGATCCAGACATTCGCCTCGGCCTCGGCTCGCCCGTACGCGCCGAAAATGACAGCCTCTGACCACAGGCTCACGGCGAAACTGGTCCCGAGTTGGAATGGCACAGGGCCAGGCGCGAGCCGGTCTGGATACTCCACTGAGATTCCGGCCACTGTCGCGGACGCGCGCTCGGTTGCGTTGTGCAGGTTGATGCTGAGGCCGCTCAGATAGATGTCGATCAACGCGAACCCGTCGCGCGCTGGCCCGGCAGAAGCGAGCGAAAAGGCGAGAGAGGTTACCGATCGACCGAAATACTGATCGGAGTCGACGCCATCGATTTCAGCGATCGACACGACGCGGGCCGCGCCAACGTCCCCCGTGTACCACAGGGAGCCGCCTGACGACGCGCTGATCGCCAGCGGGCCTGACGATAGGGAGCAATGCGCGGGCGCTGAGACGGTCTCGCCTGCGATGGTGCAGATGGTATCAGTGTCGATGGTTGCCGCGCAGCATGACGCCGCGAGGAGAAGTAGCGCTGGGGAGAGCTTCATCCGCAGCACTATATATCGTTCGGTTCGGTGTGTATGTTCGTATGCTCACTCTAAAGCCACGCTCCCACCAGTGAAGCGTACCGGGAGAAGCACCGGGCCAGGTGAGCGGCGCTCATTGCACGAAGACGCGACCGCCGCCGATGGCCACCCTCCCAGAGGTGGCCGTGCTTTTGGGTGGTGCGCCCGGCGGCAATAGGGTGACCGTTGCCGTGTCCGACTTTGAGCCGTCGACCGTGCTTGTCGCCGTGACTGTGACACTCGAGCTCGAACTGATCGACGACGGTGCGGTGTAGAGGCCGCTCCCGCTGATCGTCCCCACGGACGGCGAGCGGTTCCACGTGACCGAGCCCCCCGTTGCGGTGAACTGCTGCGTCTGGGAGGCGTAGAGAGAGGCCGCGGACGGAGACACGTCGATCACGATCTCGCCGGTGATCTCGATGGCATGCATCGTCGGCTCGTCTGCGGTCCCCTGCGAGGTAGCGATTGTCAACGTCCCGCTCGACACCGTCGCGCTGTAGGTTTTGATGAGCGCCGTGAACTGCGCTCCCGTCTCCTGGAAGATATCGAGGTTCGTCGCGACCCGAGTGCCGTTGATGTCGATATGAAAGCGGCGCGCGCCAGTCGCATTGAAGTACGTCTCGCACATCAGCAAGCGGACGGTATAACTGCCATTCGCGAGCCCCGAGAACGTGTAAGTAGTCGCGCCCCATCGCTCCCTCTGGTAGAGCGCGTCGTCGGTCGTTCCGGCGATCGGGTTCGAGATTGGCGCGTCGACAGTCCCTCCTGAGTAATTCTGATCTGGCAGCCAGACGTTACCAGCGCCATCCGTAAACGGCTCGATTCCGCCGACGTCGATTCTGATCGGCACCGATAACGGCGGTTGAAGAGTCACCGTCGCGGTGTCGCTCTTGCTGCCGTCCGCAGTGCTCGTGGCCGTGATTGTGACCGTGGACGTGGACGCGATCGACGAGGGCGCGGTATATAAGCCGGTGCTGTTGATCGTGCCCACGGCTGGCGAACGCGACCAGCTGACCGTGCCTCCGGTGGCCGTGAATTGCTGAGTCTGCGACGCATACAGGATCGCCGAGGACGGAGAGACGCCGATAGTAATGCCGCCCGAGGTCGGGTCCGCGCACGAGCCGGAGCTTGAGGGGTTGCTGAATCCGCCCGGCCTGTCGTCGCTGATGTTTGCGACCGTGTTCCCCCAGCAATTGCCCGACTGCGTAAAGCTCGAGTAATTGCCGGCTGTGACGGTGTCGATGATATAGCCGTTGTTATTGCCGAAGATCGCGTTGCCGGTGACCGAGATGCCGCTTGAGCTTGCCGTGCTGTTCTGGGCCAGAGCGAGGATACCGGTTCCGTTCGACCGGATATCATTTGCCGAGATCGTGATGTTCGTCATCGCGCCGGCTACGTGCGCTTCCATGAGGATGCCCTGGCCGGCGTTGCTGAAGATGTGATTGTTGCTGATCGTGCCGTTTGTGATGTTCGAGTTGCCGTTGTTCGCGATGAGGTTGATGCCTGCGCCGTTGGGTGGGAAATTTTTGAAAACGTTGTCCGAAATATCGAAGTCGTGGACATAGCTGCCGCTGACATAAATGCCGCTGGAGTTTGCGACACTCTGGCCGTCGAAGGTGTTGCCTGTGATGATGTACGTCGGGCCTCCAAGCTCGATTTGGAGGCCGTTGAAGACGTTGGCCTCGATGATGTTGTCCGTGACGTAGACCGTGCCGGAATTCGTGCCGTTCGCGACCGTCTTCATGCCCGATCCGCGATTGCCGGTCCAGACGTTATTGTTGAACGTGCCGGAATTGCCGTGAAAGACCTGGCCGGACGCCCCGCAATTCGAGATGGTGTTGTTCTCTACCGTGACGTTGGTTTCGACATTGCCCGACGTGCCGTTGCCGAGCCACATCCCGCGCGGTCCTTGGTCGGCTCCTGCGTCGTATCCGCTGGGGCCGATGGTGTTGCCCGAGTACGTCATGTTGGAATTGGCTCCAGTGCAGACGATGCAAGACGACGGGTGAATGACGTTTCCGGCCGTGTTGTTGATGAATGAGCTTCCCGTAGACGACTGATACGAGAACAGGCCCGTCGCCGTCCCGTTTCCGGCGAACACCAGATCGCGGACGACGCAATTCGTGCAGCCCTGAACAAGCAGGAGCACGTTCGTAGTGTGGCTGGGGATTCCCTGCACGATGCCGGACAGAGCCCGAAAGCCGGCGCCGCTGGCGGTGCCCTGTACGGTAATGTTGCTCTTGCCGCTGATGAGCAGCCCGGACCCGCCGATGCTCGCGAGACAAGGAACGACCAAGCGGTCGCCATTCGCCATCGCGTTGATTGCCGACTGCACGGCCGAACGATCGTCGCCGCCATTGCAGAGAGCGCCGTATGAAGTGATATCGCGATCCGCCGCGCTGGCAGCGCCGGCAATCGCCATCGAGAGTAGCAGGGCCTTCCTCATCAGAAGTCCCTCTTCACGATCACGAAGGTTTTGTACTGACCGTTTGCGGGCGTCTGCGCGGTAGTCTTCGGATGAATAAAGAACTCGAAATAGTCGCCTGCACTCGCCGGTACTGTGAGCGTGACGTGCTCCAGGTCTGACGACGGATCGAAGTACATCGAGCCCCGCACCAGAACCGTGGATCCGTTCTTGCGAATTCCCAGGTTCCCGTACGCTCCAGTGCCCGAGACGCTCAAGTCGGTGTAGAACTCGAAGGTGTAATAGCCGCTGGCCGGAATGGTAATGCGGGTCGGATTTGTCGAGTTATCGTGCAGGCTGGACGTGTCCCATTCCTCCGCATCGAAAGAGACGAACGTGTCGACGTCCTGCGTGAAGGAAGAAAGCGAAGCCGAGCGATAAACCTTGGCCGTCACAGCGGACGGATAGCCGCCGCTGCCGCACGGTCCGCTGGACTGCACGAGGTTGCCGCTGCCTCCGACCTCGACGCAGTTGCCGAGCGTCATCGAGCCGCTGTAAGTAGCGATGACTCCCGAGTTGCCGGTTGTGGCGAGCAGCAGAGATTGCGACGTTCCGCTTGATGGCGCGCCGACGTAAAGGACGCCGGAGGTGGGGCCAGAGCTATCCGGGAGCGCGATCTTCAGGGGCGCGCTGCGAGTCGCCGGAGCCACAAAGCCGACATAGTTCGTCGCGTCGGACGGCGGGTAGAGCAGCACCGAGCCTGCGACCGAGCCGTCGCCCGTGGCAATCGTGTTCGGGAATACGGAGGAGTTGAGCTTCCCAGATCCGTCGAGCGTCGGCACGCCGTTGGCCGCATCCTTCGGGTACAGCGTGCCGGCCGATTTCCCGGCCGAGGGCGAGGCGAAGAACATGAACCCGGTGTTCGATCCGCTCGAATCCGGCAGGAGAAAATTGATCGGCGTGGCGCGCGTCGCCGGAGCCATCCAGGCGACATAGTTCGTCGCGTCGGAGGGTGGGTACATGGCATACGATCCGGCCGTCCCCGCGTCGCCTGTCTGAATCTGCGTAGGGAGTTGCTCATTCGCAATGCGCGCGCTGCCATCGAGGCCCGCGACGCCGTTCGCCTGGTTCTTCGTTGACGTGCTGATCTTCGCCGCGAGGTCCGTGGTCAGGTTGGTGACGTCCGCTTCAGTGTGCGCGTGCGTCGGGAGGTCCGCCGCGACGATCGCGCGCAGTCCGACCACGCCGGTCGAGCCGTTCGGGGTCGCGAGGAATCGATTCGCGGTCTGCCCGGTCGCCGCCGCAATCGTTAGCGTGCCGGCGGACGTGATCGGCCCGCCCGTCACGGTGAGCCACGACGGCGCCGCGAGGTCGACGCTGTTGACCGTACCGCACGCGCCGATGCTGCCGTCGACATGAATGCAGAACCCGGCAGTGCCGGTGATGATTGACGGCGTGCCCGCCGTCCACTTCATCACGCCCGTGAAGCCGGAAGCGTCTACGCCAAGGCCGCCGCGAGCGGCAGCAAGAGCGCCGGCGCCGATCTGTGAGGCGTTGAGTGAGAGAGGGTCGGAGCCGGCCGTGGCGTGGCTGGAAGCGTGCGCTGAAGGCGAGAACGTCGAAGGGATACCCGTAAGCCGGCCGCCGCCCCAGGTGAGAGTGAGCCAGGTCGGATCGGAGTACGACGCATCCGAGTACAGCGTCGCCGCATGCTGGCGCGACTTGGCAAGCGTTCCGGTCCACCCGGCCGTGTAGGTGTGGGTCACTCCCGTCGATCCGACGTTGAGGGTTATGTTCGTGTCTGAGACCGCGGCGAGGGTTTGGCTCGATCCCGTGAGGCCGTTAATCGAGGTAATTCCCGAGCCTCCAGAGCTTCCCTGATCGTCTTCGCATCCCCAGCCGGAGGCCGTCCGATACTTCAGAATCTTGCCATCAAGGCAGCCCTGGAGGAGGCCGAGTTGTCCGCCGGTCGTGTCGAGGCCGCCGGCCGAGCGCAGCGTCAAAGAGAAAACGCCCGTCGAGGAGTTGTAGCTCAGCGGCCCGACCGCGCTCAATACCGCGCGCACGGCTGCCGGCAGGTTCTGAAAGGTCTTGTCGCCGCGGTAGTAGTCGTTTGCAGTCGTGGCGGTGATGGTGCCTTCCTTGCCGTTGTAGAGCGTGCCTAGGGCGGAGTTCAGATTCGCCCTGAAGGTCGCGTGATCGGTATTCGGGATATTCGGCGCTTGGGCGAAGCTCAGCCCCGCCCACAAGATGAGGGCAATCGTTCGCATCTGGAAGTCTCCTTTTAGTGGGCGTCGAAGAGCCCGAGTGAAGCGTCGAAGAGTCCGACGTACGAGTCGAATTGCGAGCCGCCCGGCCCATTGCACGGCGCGAGGCCGGTCACCACGCCGCCGGCCACTACGACGCAGTACGTTCCGTCTGAAGCTGCGCCGATGTTGAGTTGCGCGAGATTGAGTCGGATCGGCGGTTGCGGCGGCAGCGCGACGACGAGTTGCCGGAGCGTCAACGGAGTCGCGCTTGCGGGAACCTGCCAGGTCTCATCCCACGTCGTGCTGGTCTGCCAGCGGGCCCGGTAGTAGTTGTCGCCAGTTGCGGGGATCAGGTCGGCTTTCGCGATGCCGCCGACGATCGTGATCGTGATGCAGTCTTTTGTGATGGTCCACGCGCCAGACGAGAATGCATCGGCCGGGCAGACGGTAATCTTGCCCGCTGCGATCTTCCGGCCCGCGGCGTCGCGCACGTCGGTATCGACGATCGGCGTGCCGGCGAACAGCGGCAGAGCGATGAGGGCGAGGGCGAGTTTCATAGTGGTCAACTCCGAATCGCGGTCGGATACAGGAGCACGTTGCCGTAAGCGACCTTGCGTGTCTTGCCGGCCGCATCGGTGATCTGAAGCTCGTAGTAGTACCGGCCCGATGCGAGGGTGAAGGTGTCGGATGCCGGGACGCTGAGCGCAACGCGTCCCGTGTACTCCACCTGGTTTGGATCGATAACGGGAACCTTGCGCAGTAACTCGGCTACGCCCTCAACGAAGCGCTTGAGCACCCAGATAGCCGACGCGCTGGCGAGGTCCTTCGGCTCGCCGGCATCGTTGACCACCTGCCACTGAAGCGCCCACGTCTCGGCCGCAAAGACCTCGATGCGGGTTTCGCGCGAGGATGCCGGGCCGCCGGTGTTTTCTTCGAATACGGCGCGAAGTACAACTGGAGTCGTCATAGTTGGAGAACACCTTCGAAGAGGCCGCGCTCGGCCGCGCGCCGGGCAATCAGTCCAGGCAGCACGCGGCCGTTCGCCATGGTCCAGCGGTCGAACTCGTGCGAGGCGTTCGGATCTTTGGCGTTGATGCGCTTGACAAGGGTTGATCTGCGGAGCGCCCCAATGCCGACGTTGAAGGCGAACACCACGAGCGCGTCAAACTGATCTTGCGTGAGCGGCGCCGTCACGCACTCAGCGATTGTTTGCTCGATTGGCGCAATGTCCGCGCGCAGCAACTCTTCCGCCTGCCCCGCCGTGATGGATTGCCCGGGGCGCACGTCGGTTCCGGCGTGGCCGTATCCGATAGTGAGCTTGCCAGCAGGGCAGACGTACGCCGTGAGGCGGCAGCCTTCGAATCGCCGGATCAAGGCGAATGCCGACTCACTCGCCTGCATCGCAGTCACGGGGCAGCGGCGAGCCCTTCAGGTACGCGAATACCGTCTTGCCCGCGCTGAAGATGATCGTCCCGGCGAGGACCTTGCGGAAGCCGGAATCGCTGAGGAGAGCCGGGGCGAACACGACGCCGCCGAGTACCGTGGTTCCGGCGTCGCCGATCGCAGAGAGGACGGCCGCGATGAGCCCGTGAATCCAGATGCGCATTGGCTGTTTCATTTGAAAATGTCTCCTTTGATGACTGCCTTTGCCCCGGCCGCGACGTCCGCCCAGAACTTATCCATGGCGGCCCGGTCCTTGAGTGAGCGCTCGACGAGGTCCTTGCCCTGTTCGGTCTGGAGGAACCGTAACGCCTCCGTCCCGAACTCGAAACCGGCTTTGATCGTCGCGAGAATCATTTCGGGGGTCACGTTAGACCCCCAGCTTCGCGGCGATGCGCTGCAGCAGCGCGTACATCACCGCGTTCTGCGCGAGCAACTGGTCCGTGCGGTCGACTGGGGGCACGGCAGCGCGGAGAGATCCAGACGACGGCGGGATCACGGGCGTCGGCAGGGCCGGCGCGGCCAGATCGGTGAACGGAGCCTCGAACCACTCGCCGTCTTCGCCGACGGTGATCTTTTTGGGGATCACGGGGACGGGCGTGATCGGCAGGCCGAGGTCGCGGTTGCGGCTGTTCGCTTGAAGCCAGTTGTCGCAGGCGAGTTTGTAGCCCTGGACGCGTGCGGCGTTCTGTTCTGCCGCCATGCGTTGCAGGCTCGCGACCTGCTGCTTCTGGACGTAGTCGGGCGAAAAAATATCAGACATCGTTTCGTTCTCCTGTTGGTGGTTTGGCTGAAGGGCGGGAAGGCTGTTACTTCTTTGCGGGAGCAGGCGCGGGCGCGGCGCACTCCCATTCAAGCGAGAGGCTCAATTCGCACTCCGGGCCGCGCTTTTCCTCTTTGCGTAGCGCGTCGAGCAGCTTGCGGTACTCCGCTACCTGCGCATCGAAAGCCGCTGAAGCGCTGGCCAGGTCGGCATTGAGCTTCGCGGCCTGAGCTTGCAGGCTAAGAGCGCGTGACTGCGCCGCCTGAAGCGCAAGCATCTTCTTTGCGACCTCTACCTGTTTGCCTGCTGGCAGCGGATCGCCCGCGAAAGCCAGCGTTGCGATGCACAGCGCGGCTGCGAGTTTAGTTGACACGAATTCCTCCTGTGAAGCTATTGGTCGTAAGACCAGTGCAGACGTTCAGCGACACATTCGCATTGGCCCAGTTCTGGTACTGAATCGTGGTGTAGGTGCACGCGATCGACCCGCCGACGCCGATCGTCCCGTTGATGTAGTAAGCTCCGGTTGCGCCTATGCCGTAGCCGCTCGACACGCCGCCGGTCCACACAGGAATGCCTCCGCTGGTTTCGGCGACCTTCGTGCTGCCGAGCCAGAATGAATCGCCGCCGACACCGTACGGGCTCGAGACTCCGCCGACCCAGACCTTGACGCCGCCCACGTCGTAGGCGACGTCGGTGCCGTCGAGCCGAAAGACGGCGCCGGCATCGAAGATCCCGGCTTTCACGATGGCGTTGTGGCTGCCGGCCGAGTACTGATCGCCGATGTGCAGGACGTTGTCCAAGGGACTCGTGAACACGACCGAGGTGGTGCCGTCGTTGGCTTGCGCGGCCGCTCGCCCGATGGACATGCCGTAATTGAGCTTCACAACTCCGGAATCTGGCGAGATCGAAAACGGGAATCCGCCATCCGGGTCGCTGCCGTTGTCGATATGCCCGTTGTAGATGAAAAACCAGTTGTTATCGTTATTGCCGCAGTCTGGCGTGAGCCCGTAACAGGCATTGTTCATGCCTACCTTCCAGACTGCGGCGGTACCAAAGGTGGAAGACGGCCCAGTCGACCCGAGCTGACTCTGTTGCAACCCGCGACCGAGAATGATGGACGACTCGCCGCTCCCGGGCACGATATTGTTGATCGTCAGCGCCGCCGATCGCGGGCCGCTCAAGAACAGGTAATCCGCGAGTTGGAGCGAGCCCGTCTGAATGAACGCGTTGCGCGCGCCTGGCGCAGAGCCGTCCCCAATGCTGATGAATCCGGGTCCGAAGGTATCGATGTTGGCGCGATATGCCCCAGAGAGCGCAGTCGAGTCGCCCTCGCCAAGGCGGAGACCGTAACCCGCGTAGAGCGTGCCGTCATGCGGCGAAACGCCCACGGCAAAAGCTCCGATCGCGTCGCCAGAATGCAGAGCAACATCGTCGACGTAGATCTTGCCGCTTTCCGTGGCCGCCCCTGGCCGACGGAGCACGATGCGGATCGCGGCCGTGCTGTTCGCGGTGTAATTCACGAACACCTGCTGCCAGCCGTCTGACGGAGGGATCACGATGGGCGCGAAGGCGACATTGTGCTGCGTTCCGTCGTGGACTCGCAGGTACGCACCCACCCCGAGATAGTCGCTGGACGCACGGAACCAGACAGAGACGGCGTACGACTGGCCTGGCGTGAGCCCGGTTATGTCCTGGTAGACAGCGCAGTCCGAAGCCTGAGGCAGCGCGTAACTATGTGTTCCGCCGTGCGCCTGCGCTGTCGTGTATTCGTGAGTGCAGCCGCTGTCAGTCCATGAAGAATTGGCCTCAAAGTCAGCGTTCGCGACCGTCACAGACGAGCCGCCGACAAGCGGCCCGAGCCCACGGTTGTAGAGGAAGAAATGGTTATTCGCGACGTTGCCGCCGTCCGGCTCCGGCCCGAAGTACTGGTTATTCGTGCCGAAGCTCCAGAGCGCTTTGTGCCCGACGCTCGACCCGGTAATGGGGATGTTGCCGTAGGCCGCGATGCCGTTGCCCATGAGGATCGAGGTCTCGCCCGTGTCGGTTGCGACGTTGTTCATCTGGATTTGATTGCCGCCCGTGCCGCTATAGGCGCTGATCCACCGGCCGGCTCCAGCGATCGGCGGCGGGCACGAGTATTGATCGAGCCCGCAGCCCGAGAGCGTCGCCGCCTGGCCGTCCGGGCCCTCTGCCGCAATCGTTGGGCTCTCGTTGTACATCAGCCAATCTTTCGCCCCTTTCGCCCTCAACGTGAGCGTGTAGTAACTCGGGATGCTTGTATCGCCGACGACTACGCGGCCCATTTCGCCGTTCCGGTTCTGCGCCTGCGCCTCGGCGTTGAAGACGACGTTCGCGATGGCTGGGTCTGTGATGGCGATGATCGTTCCATGCTCTGATGCGCCGATGTTGATGGGGCGAGGTCCGCTCGCGATCGTCACAGTAGGCGCGCTCGAATAGCCCCATCCCGTCGCGGTGATGTTGCTTGACACGACGGCGCCGTCGCGGGGGTAGACGCGGGCCTTTGCCGGGTCGACGGGAGTGCCGCCGCCCGAGAAGAACGCATAGGGCGGAACCGTGTAGTTGCTGCCGCCAGCAGTGATGTTGATGGAAGTAACGCGACCGTTGCCGTCGATGCTGCTCGTTGCGGTCGCCCCGCTGCCGCCCCAGGAGGCGAAGGGCGTCGAAGAACAGGAGTCAATGAACTGGGTCGTGTATTTGCGCGGTCCATTGCCCGTGCTGTTGAAAAGAAACTGGAACGTGTCGGCGTAGATCCGATAGCAGCCGTCCGGCCGCTTGAGCACGCTGGGCGCCTCGCTCGTCTTGCTGAACCCGAAGAAATCGTCACTGGTAGAGCTGGTCGCGGGCGTCTGCTGGGTGAAGGGGCCGAGGTAGCTCGAGCTCGTCGCGTAGGCGATCTGCTGCCAGAACCCTACGCCCGTCTCAATCGCCTCATCGACGTAGAAGTTATAGTAAGTGCTTGTCGCCTCGTCATACACGACATAGAAATCGAAATAATTGCCCGTTCCGCCGCTGATCGTGAAGGTGTGGTGATCCGTGATCGTGTGGGTGTCCGGATCGAAATCCATGAAATAGTGCGTGAATGGCGGGCCGAAGGTGGTTGTCACCGCGACGTAGAACCCCAGTTCGCCGGTCGGCCGGACGAACCACTCGGGCGCCCACGCGCCGTTAGCGCCGCTGTGAATGGTCGCTATATCGAGGTAATACGGGCCGTCGAAGTTGCGGAGGTCCGTCGTCGAATAAAAGGGGATCTTCGCTGGATCCGCTTCGCTGGGACTCGTGATGATGAGGAACTTGCCGCCGTAGTAGACGATGGAGGGGTCGCGGTTTTCGAGCGTCGCGAGGCTGCCGTCCTTTTTGACCGTTCTCCAGTTGACTCCGTCGCCGATCGAGTAACTGAAGTAAAGGTGCTTCTTATCGTCGTCGGTGAAGTGGGCGTACAGGTACATCGGATTTGGGGCGGAGATGGCGATGTTCTGACTGCCGCCGTTCGGCGTCCAGCCCAACTGCTGGTAGCCCTTGGAGTCGCGCGGGCCTTGCGCGGCCCAGACCTGCCCATCACCTCCAGGCCCGGCCGGAAGTCGGTAGACTACCTCGCCGCCGCTGTTGACCGTCTCCGCCGACGCGAAGCCGGCGTAGCGCTTGCCGTTCTTGTCGCGCAGGCGTACGTCGCCCGTCTCGCGCGCATCGGCGCGCGGGATGATGTCCAGCCGGTTGAACTGCTGCGCGCGCAGCGTGAGCGCGATGCACAGGAGGGCGAGGAGTCGAGTCGTCATGGGATCAGTTCGTGAGTTGCCCGGTGAGGAAGCCAGTCAGGCCCCAGATATCGCCGTGATACGTGAAGAAATACGACGTCCGCGTGAGCGGCGCGCCCGAGATGCCGTTGTTGTTGACACTGCCGGCAAAGGATCCGGGCCCGGTGGCGAATGCCGGCGCGACGTGCCCGCCCGTTTCGTCCTGATCAATGAAGAGCGCGAGCGGTTGCCCGGCCGCTATGGTGCCGTCCGCCGATACTGGCGCGAGCACGAGCGGCCCAACTGAGACGTTGTCCCAATAGACGGATCCCGTGCCGCCCGGGCCGCGCCTCACTTTCACCCGCGCCTTGCCCGTCGCGGTCGCGGTGAAGTTGACCGAGTGCCGAGTCCAGGAAACGCCGGGAGTCATGCTAGCCGATTGCACGAGGCCCGACCCAGTTGAGTCGTCAACTTCCAGCCGCGTCGTTGCGGTCCCTCCTGATGTCCCGCGCACGAGCCCGAACACCCAGTAGTCGACGCCCTCCGTGAGTCCTTCAACTTCCTGGTAGACTCCGTGCGCGCCGGCATCTTCGTCTAGTCGCAAGCTGTAGCCGCCTGCTCCCTGGTAGATCGTGTCGTCGGCTCCTGTGAGGCTGGGATTGTCGGAAGTCCACCCAGAGAGATCGCCAGTCTCAAGGCCGGCGTTGACGAGTGGAAACGAGTCGCGCTCAAGCACGATTCTGAAGTTGCCGCCCTGGCCGAGGTCCAGTCGGTAGCAGCCGGTCGCCTCGTTGTAGGGCACGTCAACGTACCCGGTCGGCGCGTCCGACCCGCCAATGAATGTCACAGCGCCGGAGCCCTTGCCGTCGCGGAGCGTCTTCAGCCACTCTTGCCAGCCCGGGTATCGAGTGAGGTCGGTCGCCGTGCACGAGTAATCGAAGCCGCCGTCCTCGTTGCCGCGGGCGTCTACATCGGTGATGAGAAAGTCGCCCACAACCGAGGGAGTCGCCCGGTCGATCGGGACGACGTAACCCGGCCGCGGGAATTCGGTCGAGGTCGTAAACCGGACAATGCGAGGGAGGCGCGCGGCTGCAGCGAGCGCGGCATCGTTCGCGAGTTGTGCCGCCGCGGCGTTGGTGTTGCTCGTGTCGTCAACTACGAGGCCCTTTTTCCCGCTCGTCGCTTCGATGCCGCTTCGGATCGTTATCTCGGTTTCGTCCTGCGAGAACACGACCGCCGCCCCAAACTTCCGGTAGGTCACGACCAAGTCATCGCTCGACGTGAGCACGGTCTCGCCGCTGTCCTGCCGGATCTGAGTCCCGCCCTCGGTCCAATAGAACGGCACGCCTGTATCTGTGCCTTCATAGCCGACAGACTGCTCAAAGGGTCCGCTGCCGGTATCGAGGGTGATGCTGATGATGCTCCCGGCCTTGTGGTCGAGATCCCAAGTGCGGGTTGAGCCGTCGCCGTGGAACGTTTGGGACTCCGGCACGAGGGCTTCCGGCGCGATGCGCCGCCAAATCTGGTTCTTATAGTCGACACTCGACCGCTCGACGCTGATGGAGGTTATCGGCGCATTTTCATCGGTTATCTCGAACGGAGCAGGCGTCGCGGTGGCGCTCCGGAAATCCAGTTGCTTCAGCTGGTCGGAATACCAAATAAAATCGCAGAGCTTCGATAGCTCCTCGAACACCTCGCTCGCCGTCTTGTGGTCGATGTTGTACCGCTCAAGAGTGATGCCGTCCTCGATCAGCCCCTCGTCGAATCCGTCTTCGAAGAGGTAGGTAGCGATGATGTACCGACAGATATCGCCGCACGTCGAGTCCGTGAACGTCTCCGCCTCAATGACGCGCTCATCGAGCAACGCCTCGTAAGATACGCACTCGATCTTCAGCAGGACGTCTGGAGCGTCCCCTCCGATGCGGACCTCCTCCACGATCTGTACAATCAGCCCCGCCCACATTAGGCCGCTCGCCTCGAACACATGCACGAACTCGCCTATGGCCGCACGGTAGCCGTCGGCGGCGTGCATCCAGAACGAGCAGGATCCTCGCGCGAAGAGGCGCAGTCCCACGGAGAGAGAGCCCTCCATGACGCGCGGGGACTGATCGAGTCCGGATATGTGGAGTTCGGCCACTTATACGCCTGCGAGCTTCGCCTGATTCGCCAGGCTGGACCAGATGAGCTTCGAGTCGAGGTATACGTTCGTGACGGGCTTGTTATCGCGCCACACGATCGCGTCCGAGAGTTGTCGGAGGTAGTCGGCCTGGACGTTGTACAGGTAGTCCTTGATTTCGCGGCAGGCGAACCATGTGCCCTTTGTCGCGCCAAGGATCGACTCATCGCCATTGAGCCCGAGGATGTTCAGCGCCCCTCTCGTGTTCTCTTCGATCCGGCCCGTGTCCTTGCCGAGCGGGCTGCGGAAGAGGCCGATGATGTCAGTCACAGCCGAGATGGAGGAGCTTATTGCGCCGATCCATTGCGCCGCGCTGCTGAATGCCGCGCCCGCCGCTTGCGAAGCGCCAGCAGCAGCGCCGCCCGCCGGATTAGCCGGCAGCCCGGCGGGCTTCTCCCAGATGCTGCTGATGGACGAAGGAACCGCTCCTATGGCGCTCGTCGCGGCGTCGGCGGTCTTCTTGCCTGATGCCTCTCCGACGCCTCCGAGCCATGTCGGCAAGCTCTTTCCGAGCCAGTCTGATAGATTTGCCGCCAACTTTGCCATCTGCTTTTCGAGCGGCTGCAGCAGTTGCTTCAGCATGATCTCCAGGAAGCCACTCGCAAGATCCTTGGCGACGTTCTTCAGCGTCGATCCCCAGTCTTTCCATTCGACGATGTTGCGAGCGATACCGCGAGTCATGGCGTCGAACGCGCGCCGAACATCGCGCTCCAGAGCCGCCATTTCTTTCCGCTGCTCTTTGGTCGTGCCGGCAGCGCGCCTCTGCGCTTCAGTCAGTCTGTCTTGCGCGGAAGCTACATCGGCAAGGCCCGCCTTGCCTTGGGAGAACAGTTCGTTCTGCCTCTCAAGTTCCGCATTTGCCGCGACCACGGCGTTTCGTAGATTGACGCTGCTGTTCGGGTCGAAGATCTTTTCGAGCGCCGTGCCTCTCGCTGACTTCGTCCAGTCAACATCGGCAATCTTAGCGGCAGAAAGGCTCATCTGCGCTGGGATGCGCTGTAAAAGCGGGACGATGACTTCGATCTGCTTCAGCGCGGCATCGGCCATCTTGTCGTGCGCTTTGCCGAACTCGACCGCCATGTGTTGAGTGTCTTTCCAGATCGTGAAGTCTGCGTCCTGGATCCTCCGCGTCAGATCCTCGATAGCTTTGGCGTCGTCTTCGTAGCGCTTCGTGGCGTCTGCCCATGCCTGCGCTCGCCGCTCGGCAATCCGACCCGACTCACCCCAGGCCTCGACTTCCGCCTTTCGCACGGCCGCGGCGGCGTCAGCAAGCACAGCAGCGCTTTGCGTGCCTGCCTTGGCGACCGTCTCGTAGGCCTTGCGGGCGTCGTCTACGGCCTTCTGTCGATCGGCGGCGCTCGGCACCTTGAGAACCGTGAGCGCGCCCGTCACAGTGTCCGGGGACTTGAATAGCTTTGCGACGTCGTCCTGAATCTGCTTCGCGAGCACGGGGATGTTGGCCTGAAGCCGCTTGAAGCCCTCCAGCGCGAATTCGGCGGCTTGGTTGCCGACGACGCCGACGTTTTTCAGCGCTGACTCAATAGCTCCCAGTTCTTTGGTCAGGTTGTGCGTCGCGCCAGTGAATCCGGCGAAATCCCAGAAGTCCAACTTGACGCCGCGCTTGTCCAGAGCCGCTAGGATCGCGCCAATCGGGCCTGCTGTCTCCAGCGCAGCGCTCGCAGCTTTCTGAAGCCATCCAACAGCGCTCTGCAACGCTGGGCCGAGGCTCGGAACGATGGTCTCCGCTAAGCTCTTGATTTGTGCTGAGAGCTTGACCAACTCAACGACCGCGAGAGCGGTGGCTCCGGCGAGGGCGCCCTTCCCGAGCACGTTACCAAGCGCGTCCAGGGCAGACGCTCCAGGCTTGACCTGTTTGAGCAGTGTAACGATGGCCTTCTCAACGGCACCGATGCTGTTGGCCAACGTGCCCAAACCCCAGATAGCCAGAGGAGCAGCCGCGGCAAAAGCGCCCACTCCGATTACCGCGCTTTGTATCGGCTTGGGAAGGTCAGCAAACGCCTTTGCCGCTTCCCTCGCCTTCGTAATCATCGGATCAAGCACGTCTTTAATCACCCTGCCAGCGCTTGGGGCGAGAGCCGTGCCGATGTCCTGCAATGCGAAACTGATCTTGTCCTTGATGTTCGACCACTGGCCAAGGAGTGTTTCGGCCTGACGGGCCATCAGCCCGCCGAAGCGATCACTGATTCCGGCCAGGATTGCCGGTATCGCCGTGCCGGCGGACACCGTCCGGTCCTCTACCTGCTTCATCGCCCCGGCCACGTTCGTCTTCAAGACCTTCGCGAGGATGTCCCACGCCGGAATGCCAGCTTCGGCAAGTTGGCGCATCTCTTCCGCCTGAACTGTGCCTTTCGCTTTGATCTGGCCGAGAGCAGTCACGACGCGCTGGATTCCTTCCGCGCCCATGCCGAGGGCCGCGGAGGCGTCGCCGATGTTCCGGAGGGTCGGTATTACCTCGTGGGCCGCAAATCCCAGCGCCTGCATCCGCTTCGACGCGAGAGTGAGGTCATTGAACTCGAACGGAGTTTTCGCCGCAAAATCCTTCAACTCGTTGAGGTGCTGAGACGCTCGCTCCGCGCCGCCGATCATAGTCTCGAACGCGACCTTGGTCTGTTCGAGATTTCCGGCCGCTTTGAGCGCGGAAATTCCGATGCCGGCAAGGGGCGCGGAGATGGCAAGCGAAAGGCGCTGCCCGACATCCGACATATCGCGCCCGAAGCTCTGAAGCTGGCGCGCGCTGGCCGTTAGCGTCTTGCGAAGCTCTGCGTCGTCCGCGCCGATCTTTATCAGGAATGAGTTCAGTAGTCCCATGTCATTTCACAAGCTTGCTGATGATGCGATTCCAGACTTCCTCGCCGAAGCGTTCGAGGATCTGATTCTTCACGGCGTCAAAGGCTGGCCGAAGATACGGATGAGCCGGCGCGGGACGCGGACCGCCATGTCCGAATTCGATGAGATGAGCGTGAGGGACTTGCAGGCGATCCACGCCGACGATCACAGACGCCTCGTCATGCTTTCCGCGTGCGGCGAAGATCGCATCGCGAAGGTGCCGACGCGGGGTTCCGTCTTTCCGCGTCGGCGACTTGGAGCCGACCGGCGCCAGGGCCCGAGCGCGGTCGCGCACCTCGATCGCACTCGGCAGGAGGCACTCCTTTAGCGCCTGGTCGTTAAAGGCTCGCTCGACCTTCTGCAAGGACTGAATGCAGTCCTGAAGGCCGATGACCTGAATACCCCAACCTTTACGTGCCAAAAAGGGTCCCTGCTTTCGCCATGGCGATGAAGTCGGCGCCGCTTATTCTTCGAACCTTTGGCCCGCTGGGCATGAAGTCTTGCGGCACGAACGCTCGCTTTTTGTGGTCGATGAACTGCGATGAGTTGTGTAGATCGGCCCGCAGCGACGCGAAGCCGGTGAATTGCCGCTCGTGCTCCTGGCGCAGATGCTTCAGGAGGTAATGCATTCGCTTTGGCGTGCAGCGCCAGAAGCCATCAGGCGGCAGGCGAAAGGCGATGCACCAGATCGCCCACAAGTCGTCGAGCGTTACTCGCTCGTCGCTGCGGGCGTCTCGGCCAAAGGGGGCGGCTGGTCCTCTGTGGGCGCATCAACCGAGGCAGCCATGACTTCGAAGACCTTACTGATCAGGCTGGATTCCGCGCCCTCTTCTGTGAGGATGCGACCCAACTGCATCGGGGTGAACGATTCTCCGTCGTCGGCTCCTGAGTTGAGGGCGGCGCACGCCATCGCGCGCATGAGCTTCATTGGCTTCTTCTGAGGAGGGCGCGGCGGCTCGCCTTCTTCGCGCGGTTTCATCGAGTCCAGGTAGCGCTGTAGCGCCTCCAAATGCGGAGCAGCGGAGCCGTCGGTGAAATCGAAGCCGAAATCCTGCAACTCTGCGATGGTGTTGTAGTCCCATCGCAGAGTGCGCATCTTGCCAGCGAACTGGACCCGAACGGACGGGTCCTTCGTCTTATTTGCCATCTTGTTTCCTTTACGGGGTTACGGTGTACGCGCCGTCCAACTTGACGCGTGCGGAGTACTTCGCGATGTTGTCTTTCTCCAGCGTCGGGCCGGTGAATTCCATGAGGGAACCGTTGAAGGTCACGGTCGCGGCGCCGGCATCTGAGCATAGAATCGTCCAGGCGTCGGTCGAGCCGGGTGTCTGAAACGAAGTCAACAGGTGCGCGTGAGTGGCTTCCGCCGGGTCCCACGCGAGCTCGAACGTCATCGAGCCGTAGTCGGGCTTTCCGCCCTTCCACTTCCGCGCGGTGTCGCTGATCGCGGTGTACTCGATTTCGGTCTTTTGCGCCCCCGTGAACGTCAGGGACATGACGCCTTCGATCTTCGTCGGCGTCGAGGCGATGGTTACTTTGAGTTGGGAACCGTCAACTACAAACGGTGCGTAAGGCATTGCGATGTCGCTCCTGTGAGTGCCATCGCTCCCTATGCGAGTTATGCCCTGAGTGAGTGACCACCAGCGGGGCAGGGTCCCCCGTTTTCGACCGGCCGGATCTAGGTGGCCACAACTGAGTTAGTGAGATACGAGTAGGTCGATAATTACGTGATGAATGCCGGAATCGGGCTCGAGCTCGAAGTCGTTGTCGATCGAGATGCCCTTGATGCCGCCACCCTTGTAGCCGCGCGTCGCGTTCTTTACGGCCTCGCGCGCGGCGCGAACTGCCGTCAGGTCCTGGCCGAAGATGGAAATCTGGTACCGGGCAACATGCCGGATGACCGTGCCGTCGATAGCGCCCTCGGGCGGGTTGCTGACGCGCTGAATGGTCGCTACCGGCTCGCAGATGGTGATGTCCGGCGGCAACTCGATCGCGTAGAGCGCGAGGTCCGACACCTGACCGGTGATGCGGTCGTAGAGGGATTCGTCAACCATTTCGCACCGTGCAATAGGTGGTCGTAGTCCAGGCCGCCCGGTCGTGCTGGACGTCGTCGATCTCCATCCGAAGGCCTCGCCACAGCACCCGATGCTGCGGCTTCACGTCACTGCGGAGGTCCATCTCGAACACGCCTGCAGCCGGCGACTGTACCCGTTCGTTGCTGAGGCGCTCGTACCCCCGCAATGGCCGCTGCTTCGCCCACGCGCGCGCGTACTGGCGCGGGGTCTTCGTCGCGACGCCCTTGACGAAACTGGTGTCGTCGCACTCGAAGATGAGCCGCTCGGTCAGTTCGCCGCGGGGAAGCATGGGACGATCTCTACTTTGCCGTAGCGGGTTTCGCGTGCGACCTCATCGCCGATCACGAGATATTGGCCGTTGGAATCTCGGCGGTAGCAGAGCGCCGTTCCCGCTACATCATCCGCCTCGAAGCAGTCGCCGCTGATGTCCGCGCCGTTGAGCAACACGCGTAAGCAGCCGCTGTGGTCTTTGGCGGTCACGATCATAGGTACTTCGCGAGCAACTTCAGGATTTCCAGAATCAGTTCGAGCAACTTCAGAATGTCCACGTCAATGCCTCAGATCCGCATAGCGGGCGATGCAAGAGTCAACGCCGCGAATCAGGTCTTTCGATTCGACAGCAGTGTTTCCCAACGTTACGGCCTCCCGGTGTAGCCAGAAGTGCGCCGCCGCCAGTTCGACGCCCGCTTTGAGCATCGCGGGCACCGAGGCCGCATCCTTCCAGCCGCAAACATAATCGATGCTGATTGGCTCGCCAACATCCAGCGCTTCCGAGGGCCAAGTCTCCCCATAGGCGGGATAGATCCTCCCAATGCCGGCGTCGCTGGGGCCAGTCGCCGGATCATATACGCGCGAGAGCCGATACTTCGACGGCGACCAGACTTTCTCTTCGCCTGTCGAGATCCGGTACTTGACCGAGGCGACGGATTGCAGGTTGCCCCAGTCGAGTTCGAGGTACGAGCAGTGCGGCCATAGGCGGCAGCGGGGTAGGCATCGGCACCGCGGCCAGCACTCCAGGTACGCCCGCCAGGTCGAGGTGATGAGGACGCGCTTCGCCTCGCTCTCGATGTGCGTCCGGCCAGCGAGGAGCTTTTCGCGCATATCGTCGATCCGCTCGGGGTCGATATCAATGCGCGCATGGTCGGCGAATTCCTGCAGCGCGACCGGCTCCTCGGCTGGCGGGGTAATGAGGGCGGTTCTCATTTGCGCTTGGGCTGAACGGGAGCGGGTGTCTCGGGCTCGAGCTCGGCCTGTGGTTCGGCACACACAGCATCACCGCGCGTAATCATGCCATTGGCGATGTGGTCTTCGAAATTGGCACGCTCGCCGGGATTGAGCGGCGGGCGGGCTCGCAAGAGTTTTACGATCATTTGGATCTCCTGTTGAGGAAGGGCGGCGAACCACTGGGCCCGCCGCCCGTCGTTTACTACTGCGGCAACTCCTGGAAGCCGCCGAACACGGCGACCGCGTTGAAGGCCGCGGTATCGGTGCCCGTCGCCGACAGGTCGGGCGTGATCCGGATGCGAACAAAGTCGTTCGCGCCCGTCAGATCCACGCCGATCTCCAAGCACCCGGTCTCCGTCGAGCCGCCGGTCGCGCCGGTGGCCACAACTACGCCCGTGCTGGACGCGAGCGTTGCGTATCCGCTGCCCGAGGCAGTCGAATGCTCGACGGTGTACGCAAACGAGAGCGTCTTCGTTTGCGCGAGGGTGGCCGTAAACGGCACCGCGAAGGTGGCGCCCATCGGCATTCCGATCGTGGAGCGCTGGATTGCGACGCCGACGACTTCGGTTGCGTCTCCGGTACCGCCCGCCGTAGCGGGGGTATTTGCGGCAGCGCGCCGCACTTTGATGAGGCTGTTCAGGTCCATCGGTATGTTCTCCTTTCCTCTTTGCCGAGGGGCTTATTGCCAGTCCACGTCCTTGAACATGGCCAGCGACTTCGCGTGCCGCACGACCATATCGTGATGCGCGATGATGCGAATCACCGTCTGGTTGCGCGAGAAGCCCGAATAGACAGTGCCGCCGTCCTCGTATACGGCGCCGTCTTGCGCGGTCACCTCGATGCCGTTGTCGCCGATCACGACGTCGGCGAAGTCGAGGAAGTAGATCTCGCTCTCCGCGGTATCGGTAACTGCGAGGTTCGTCGGGATCTGGGTCGTGAACGCGATCGGGTAGCCCTTCAGGACGCCGCGGTCCATTTCCGGATACGCCTTGTTGCCGTTGCCGTCGCGAAGTTCCATCAGGTAGTTGTAGGTCCGCGGCGCCATCAGCCAGCCAGGGTTGATCATCCGGCAGTAGCCCTCTTGCAGTGCCAGCCAGAGGCGGCCGAGGTCTTTTCCGACGTT